ACTGGCTTATTGCCACAAGCTGAGTTACTAGATGCCCAAACATCTATGTCACCTGATCAATACGAGCAAGAGTTTGAATGTAGCTTTGAAGCTGCCATCATTGGGGCTATATACGGCACAGAGATGCGACTATTGACTGACGCTGACAGAATCACTAAGGTTGAGTGCGACACCCTGTTCCCTGTGCATACTGCTTGGGACTTGGGCTTTAACGATGCTACGGCTATTTGGTGGTATCAGGTTGTGCATGGAGAGATACGGGTATTGGATTACCACGAAGCTCATGGGCAACCCATCATTTACTACGCTAACCAAATTAAAGAACGACCTTACGAATATGGTACGCATTGGCTACCACACGATGCACGAGCTAAGACTTTAGCAAGCGGTGGTAAGTCAATAATTGAACAATTAATCGATAAATTACCCCTAAAAAGCGGAAATTTGTTTAAAATCGTACCTAATCTGTCATTACAAGACGGCATACAAGCTACAAGAATGGCGTTAAGTCGCACTTGGTTTGATGCCATGAAGTGTTCAGAAGGCATTGAATGTTTGCGTCAGTACCAACGGGAGTACGATGAAGATAAGAAAGTATTTAGAGATAAGCCTAGACATGATTGGACAAGTCATGGAGCGGATGCTTTTAGGATGCTTTCTGTGGCTTGGCGAGATGAAGCAGAAATTGCGAAGCAAAACGCACCGATTCGTGGCATCGTTGTTGGACAAAATGAGGTTACGCTAGAGGAAATGTGGAAAACCGCCCCACAAAATAAATATCAAAGGTATTAACTATGAACGATACGCTAAACAAGACTTACGAAGATTGGTACAACACCATCGCCCAGTACGACAAGTCTTTTAGGGAATGGGAAGCAAGAGTACCAAGAATCATTAAGCGTTATCGTGATGACAGCCGTACCCGTAATAACCCTAATGCTCGCTTTAATATCCTTTGGTCTAATGTTCAGGTTATCAAGCCTGCCATCTTTGCTAGACTGCCCCGCCCTGATGTAAGCCGAAGATTTAGAGATAACGACCCCATAGGTCGAGTAGCGTCAATGATGCTAGAACGAGCTTTAGAGTACGAAGTCGAGCATTACCATGACTATCGTTCCGCTATGGATAACGCTGTGCTTGACCGCTTATTAGGTGGTAGAGGTACGGCATGGGTTCGTTATGAGCCACATATTGTTGCAGAGCAAAATAACATCAACGAAGGTATTGCAGGTCAAATGCCCGAAGATGGGCTACAAATTACAGAGGATGCCGATGAAGCAGAAACGGAAAACGCTGAACTGGTGGAGTCGCAAGAACGAATTGAATATGAGTGTGCCCCTGTTGATTATGTCCATTGGCGTGATTTTGGCCATACTGTTGGCAGGACTTGGGAAGAAGTAACAGCCGTATGGCGTAAAGTCTATATGAGCCGACAAGCTCTGATTGACCGCTTTGGTGAAGAAGTTGGTAGCAAGATTCCGCTAGATACTAAGCCTGAGTCAGACAAATGGGCTACCAAACAGATGACTGCCGAGCATTTCCAAGCCTGTATTTATGAGATTTGGGATAAAGAACAAGGCAAAGTCTTTTGGGTTAGCAAGTCGATGGGTGAGATTCTTGATGAAAAGGATGACCCGCTACAGTTAGAGGGATTCTTTCCTTGCCCCAAACCAATGTACGCCACATTGACTACAGACAGCTTAGAGCCTGTACCTGACTTTGTACTATACCAAGACCAAGCCAAGCAGTTAGACACGCTGGCAGACCGCATAGATGGCTTTATTAACGCCTTAAAAGTACGGGGTGTCTATGACGCATCCGAGCCAAGCCTTGCAAGATTATTCTCTGAGGGCGAGAACAATACCCTGATACCAGTTAAGAATTGGGCTGCCTTTGCTGAAAAACAAGGCATGAAAGGGGCTATTGACCTTGTAGATATAACCCCAATCGCTCAAGGCTTGACGATGGCTTATCAAGCTATGGAGCAAGTTAAGGGTCAGATTTACGAGATTATGGGTATTGCCGACATTCAACGGGGACAGACAGACCCCAATGAAACGCTTGGGGCACAGATTATTAAGTCTAATAACGCAGCAGGCAGACTCAAGAATATGCAACACGCAGTCGTGGACTTTGCTACCGAGCTTCTAAGTATCAAGGCACAGATTATCTGCAAGCACTTTACTGACGATACGATTGTCAAGATTAGTGGTGCAATGCAACTAAGCCCACAAGACCAACAGTTAGTACCGCAAGCCTTACAGTTATTGAAAGACGAACCCGCTAAGAACTTCCGTATTGAAGTGACTAGCGATTCGATGATTTACCAAGACGAGCAACAAGAAAAAGCCGACAGAATCGAGTTCTTAGGTGCTTTATCCCAGTTTATGAACCAAGCCTTACCAGTAGCCACCCAAGCCCCTGAACTTACCCCATTACTGATGGAAATGCTTAAGTTTGGAGTGACTGCGTTTAAGGCTGGTAAAGGTATGGAAGGGCTTATTGATGAAACTGCCGACCAATTTAGAAATAAAGCTAAAGCGATGGAAGGCCAACCCAAGCCACCCCCACCTGAAGTGCAAAAGATTCAGGCTCAGACTCAGGCTAAGATGCAAGAAATGCAGATGTCGGTACAGTTGGAACAGCAAAAGATGGCTGCTCAAATTGAATTTGAAAAGGCTAAACAGGAATATCAGGCACAAGAGAATCAACTTAAGTTCCAACTTGAAGAACAGCGTAATGCTCAAGACCGAGAGATGGAGATGAAGTTAGCTCAGATGAAGATGATGACTGAGCGTAATACTCAACTCTTACTTGCCTATATCAATAACGGGGCTAAGATTGAAACGGCTCGTATCTCCGCAGGTGTAGATAGTGGCGAGGGAATCGCTGAAGAATACACAATGGATGAGGATATGTTAAAGGCTCAAGAACATCCCCTAGCCCCCATAGCCAACGCTATTGCACAAGGTAATCAAGACATGACGGCTACTTTAGGTGCTTTAATAGATAGACTAAACCAACCCAAACAAGTTCTGCGTGATGAGAACGGCAAAATCATAGGAGTCCAATAATGCCAACCAACCTTAAATATTCCAACGGAACTCGTAATGCCCAACAAAATGGGCTTATTACCTACGCTGGGTCAGGTTCAAAGATTAATATCTATTCTGGTAGCCAACCTGCTAACGCCAATACAGCCATATCAGGGCAAACCCTATTAGTTACTCTTACAGTATCAGGCTCATTTGGTACGGATAGCAACGGCACAATTACCCTATCGACTGTGACCAACGGAACTGCGGTGGCTACTGGAACTGCGTCATTCTTTAGGATTACCCAATCAGACAATACGACTGTGGTGATGGATGGCTCAGTAGCTACAAGCGATGCCGACTTGGTATTAAACAATACAAGTATCGCAACAGGTCAAGTCGTTAGCATCTCCGCAGGCACAATTATCAGAGCAAACCAGTAAGGATAAATTATGGCTTTAGTCCTAAAGGATAGGGTCAAAGAAACTACGACCACAACTGGCACAGGCTCATTTGCCCTTGCTGGTGCGGTTACGGGGTACGATTCTTTTGGTCAAATTGGTAGTGGAAATACCACTTATTACGCTGTTTACCTCGATGGGGGTTCAGAGTGGGAAGTGGGTATTGGCACATACACCGCCCCATCAACCCTATCTCGTGACACCATTTTAGCGTCTAGTGCGTCAGGTGCTAAAGTCAGTTTTACCGCAGGCCAAAAGACTATTTGGTGCGATTACCCCGCAGGCAAAGCTGTTTATTTAGATGCTAGTGGCTCAATATCTCAGCCTATTGTAAATATCTCAGGCATTACTGGGGCTATTTCTACAGTCGATACCATTGCTTTTGACACCGCTTATGCAACAACTTTAACCACAGGTCAAGTTGGTTGGAATGGTAACAATACGCTTGGTTTGGGTATGTCAGGCGGTAATATCGTTCAAGAGATTGGCTTACAAACTTACATCTATGGCAAGGCAACAGCCACTATTACTATAGGTCAACTGATTAAAAAGACGGGTGCTAATGGCTCGTCAGGCGTAATTACCTTTGCCCCAACCACCGCCAACATGACCAATAGTTCGGACATTATTGGTATTGCTGCTGAGAATATTGCTAATAATGCCTTTGGTTTCATTATGTCCACAGGCAATTTAAGAGGGTTTAATACGACAGGTTCAGGCTCAGGCGAAACATGGGCTGATGGGGATACTTTGTATTACAACCCCACAGGCAATGGCTTGATGACTAAAACTAAGCCATCTGCCCCAAATAGTAAAACCGAAGTCGCTGTGGTTACAAACGCAGGGTCAGGTGGTTCAGGCTCAGTTGTTGTAGAGATTATTCATGGCACACAGCTTGGCGGTACGGATTCTAATGTACAGATTACTAGCGTTACAGGCGGTCAATTACTTAGCTATGACCAAACTAACAGTTATTGGAAAAACACTAGCCTAACAGCAGGTACGGCTATTTCAGTTAGTTCTGCAACAGGTGGCACGATTACTGTAAACAACACAGGTGTGACCTCTGCCGTAGCTGGTACAGGCATTAGCGTAAGCGGTGCGACAGGTGCGGTAACGATTACCAATACCGCCCCCGACCAAACTGTCAGCCTAACTGCTGGCACAGGAATCTCAGTATCAGGCACTTATCCTAGCTTTACTGTTGCTAATACTGGCGTTACAAGCGTTACAGGCACTTCCCCAGTAGTGTCAAGCGGTGGTTCTACCCCCGCTATTTCAATGCCAGCCGCTACCAGTAGCGTCAATGGATACCTCACAAGTACCGATTGGACTACATTTAACGGCAAGGCAAACGCCTTTACCTATACGACCAACTATATCCCGTATGGTCAAGGCACTACAACGCCAACCCAATCGGCTAACCTGACCTTTGATGGCACAACCCAAACCGCCCCAATCCAACGGGCTAGTAACGGCATCGTAACCAACAATAAGACCATTGGCACTAGCTTTACGATTCCATCTACAGACAATGCTATGTCATCAGGCCCAGTCACTTTATCAAGTGGCGTAACAGTTACAGTATCGAGTGGCTCACGCTGGGTAGTGCTGTAAATGCTAGGCTTTAACGCCTTTTCTGAACAGGCAATATCGGACATTAGTTTGCCCGTTATTACGGGTGTTTTGTATGCTACCGATAGCAATGACACCGCAGCTTTAACGGGTCAAGTATTAGTAACGGGAAGCATTAATACCACCGATGGCAACGACTTTGCCTTGCTAAGTGGTGAGAACAGGGTTGACGGGGTAATAGACACTACCGATAGCCCTGATACTGATGCCTTTATAGGTGCAGTAGCCGTTAATGGCGTAATAAGTGCAACCGATGGCACAGACACCGCAAGCCTATTGGGTGCAGTTAATGTATCAGGAATTATTAATACTACCGATGAAAACGACACCGCATTACTTTTAGGCACAACAGGCCCAAGCCCTGAACCATCAGGCATAGACACCCATGACGGCTTTACACCTGAAGAAATCCGCAGAGCTAAACGCTTAGATGCCAAGATTAGGGCTAGACAGCTTGCACTTTACAAAGCCCAACAAGAAGCCAAAATACGCAGAAAACAACAACTGCGTGATGCAATCGACCCACCAAAAATTGTTGCTAAACAGAAACAAAATAAACTACAATCTATTCAAGAGGTTAAGGCTGGTACACCGCCAGTTGATACTACAGAACTAGAGCAGTCTATTGCCTACCTTGAGAACCAACGAAACAACCTGTTAAAAGCGGTTGCTTATAGGCAAGAGGTAGCAAGGTTACAGACCAAACTCGCCATCCTAGAAGCTAAACGCCTAGCAGAACTAGATGACGAGGAAAGCATATTACTACTGACATAAAAGCCTTATACAAGTTAGCCTACGACCATTTACACGCAGGGCGTTACGAAGCGGGTTTTAGGCATTTTGAATACAGATGGCACAAAGACATTATGGGGGAGCAGTCAACACCCTATACGCCTGCCCTATCAATCCCTGTATGGCGTGGAGAATCCTTACTAGGTAAATCTATCGTAGTGCAGATGGAACAAGGCTATGGCGATGTATTGCAGTTCTATCGCTTTTTGCCCGCCTTAAAAGTCATGGGGGCTAAAAAACTTATTGTTTTACAAGAATCTTCATTGCACTACCTTATTGGGCAGATGGAATGTATTGATGTCATAACCAATGAAATTGACAAAGGCGAAGCCCCCGAAGCTGACTATTGGATTGGCTCAATGTCTTTGCCCCATTACATCTCACACAGTCAACCCTATGTTAAAAGTCTATTTCCAATTACTACTAAAAAGATTGTTGGTTCAGAAGGCTATTTGGAAGCTACGCCTAGCAATATTCCTGCAAAGATTGGGGTGAATTGGGAAGCATCGGGTAAGTCTTTGTATTACATCAAATCTATTGATAGTCGGGAAATGCTTAAACTAACTGGTGATAACTGCTATTCCTTAAACCCTAAAAGCGAAGGGCCATTTCACCCCCTACCTAACGATGGTTGGAAAAAGAACTGGATGCAAACCGCCCAACACATGAAAGCCTGTAAAGGGATTGTGACTGTGGATACGGGTACTGCACACCTAGCTGGGGCTTTAGGAGTCAAAACTATTGTGCTTTTGCCTAAAGAAGAATTTGTTTGTTGGCGTTGGAAAAATGGGCGTTGGTACGATTCGGTAGTGGCTTTAAGACCCCACGAATACGACAAAGTGCCTGAGTTAATAAGGAGAATGTAATGATTTGCCCTAAGTGCGGATACTCTGAATCAAATCATGTAGTTACAAAATCAGACAAGGAATCATACTTAGATTTTTGGGGATTTACGCTTGGCACACCTGAAGCGGAAGAAGCATGGAAACAGAAGCAAGAAATGACCGCCAAAGAATCACCAATGGTCATGTCAGACATTGAAGGCTATGTTTCTCAGGTCGATGGCACTTGGATTAGTAGCCGTAGTCACCACAGAAATCACCTTAAACAGCACCGCATGATTGAATTAGGAAACGATGTACCAACACAGCACAAACCTGTGGAATTAAGCCGTAAAGACCAAGAAACCCGTAAACGCAAGATTGCCGAGCTTGCTTACGCCAAATTAAACTATCGTTAAGGAGTAATCATGGCAGACCGCAGAGAGATGTTGGAAGCAGCGTTAGAGGATGTACTTGAGCCACAAGATGAGGGTAAACCCGTAGAGGAAGAACATGAGGAGATGCAAGAGGA